AAGAAAGATGATAAAAAAACCTGTCATGATGATTCCATATAGTGGTAAGACTTTTGGAATCACAAACGCCATACGAGATTATTTCATGGGAAGCGATGAAGAACTATCTTGGCATAAGGATTGCTTCTTACATAATCATTATCTTGCAAAAATTATAGAGAAAAGTGTTAATAATATATGTCCTAAATGTATAATAGTGATGAAATATTTAGCAGACATTGCAAGATGTTTTGGTAAAGAAGATAAAGATATGACATGGATTACACCATCTAAGTTTTATGTTAAGCAGCATTATTACAAGTCTAATGTAAAAAGAATTGATACGAAACTACACTCCAGCACTATAAAGTTGTCACTTAATACAAATACTACAGAGGTTGACAGAAGAAAATCTACACAGAGTTTTGCAGCAAACTTTGTTCATAGTTTAGATGCTGCTAATGTACATTTAGCGTTAGAAAAAAGTAAAGCTAGTGGTCTTAATCAGTTCTGTACAATACACGATTGTTTTGGTTCACCTGCTGCACATATAGAAGAATTTATAGGGTATGTAAAAGAAAGTTTTGTTGATATGTACAGTAAAAATTTATTAGATGATTTATACCAACAAGCAGTAGAGCAATTAGATGATTCAAGCAAGCTACCTATACCACCAGACATAGGGGATTTTGATGTGTGTGAAGTTTTATTAGCACCATATGTGTTTAGTTGAACAAATGCGTGACAAGTAATTTTTCTACGGTACTATCAGTGATACATCCAACATGGATGCAAATAAAAGAAAACTCTAACTGAAATTTCCAAATGATTAAATCAGAAATTATCAACATCACAACACCAGTGTGTCTATTTCAATTCGCATGGCTGGTAGAACCTGATACTAAGTTTGATGCGTCAGGTATTTGGCAAGTTGAATGTCTTATTGATCCAGAAAAATCACAAGATATAAGTGATCAATTAGATGGTCTACTTGAAAGATGGAAAAGCCAATTAAAAATTGCGAATCCTACAAAAAAATACAAGCTTGCACCATTACCTTTTGGCTTTGAAGATATAGATGGTAAACCATACTTCAGAATCAAAACCAAAATGAAAGGTGGAGGTGTAAGAGCAGATGGTACACAGTGGAAACAAAGACCACCTGTTTTGTTTAATTCTGATGGTTCTCCTATGTCAGAAGATCAAAAGGAGAAGGTCAATAAGTGTGGTCCTGGAACAACAGGTCAGGTCAATATGCGTTGCAGTGGGTGGGAAAATCCTAGCTTTGGTGTTGGTATAAAAATCCAACCAGAAGCTGTCATCATTCACAACCATGTCGAATATACAAAAACCGCACAAGGCTATGGCTTTGAAACAGAAGAAGCAACCATCGAAGAAGAGAAACCCAAAGCGAAAGCAGGTTTTGAAACAGTCGGAGCAGACGAATTTTAGAAGTAAGTTTGAAGCTGCAATAGCAGCTACATTACAAGCAAATAAAGTTCCTTACACCTATGAAACACTTGATGTTAGCTACCAAATCAGTTGCATTTATAAGCCTGATTTCATCCTTGACAACGGCATCTGTATTGAAACTAAAGGCTTCTTCTCAAAGGAAGACCGCAGAAAACATGTTGCGATCAAGACGCAACGACCCGACCTAGATATTAGGTTCTGTTTTCAAAACAGCAAAGCAAAATTGAGTCGTGGCAAAAGAAGTTTAACCTATGGTGCTTGGGCAACTAAGCATGGTTTTCTCTGGAGTCATGGCTCAATACCTACAGAATGGATGAATGAAAACGAAAGAAAAAATTGACAACGCAAAACAAAGAATCAAAGAACTTGAATGTCTTATCAAACATTGGGAAAGAGATGACACAAAGCAAGTATCTCAGGAAAGAAGGCTGTCCTGAGTGTGGCAGTAAAGATAACCTAGCCATCTATGACGATGGACATGGTTACTGTTTTGGTTGTGGCTATACGCAGCAACCACAAAAAGATAAACCCAGAAAATCTTTTGTTAAATCAGTGAAGAAACCATTACTTAAATTTGTTACACCAAAAGCATTACCTAAACGTGCGATCACAAAAGAAACTTGTGAGCTTTTTAACTACGGAACATCTGAACATAATGGACAGCCAGTACAGGTTGCTACCTATGAAGACAAGTTAGGTAGACAAGTTGCACAACATATTAGATTCCAGAATAAAAAATTTATTTGGCTTGGTGATGTAGGTGATCTACAACTATGGGGTCAGAGATTATGGAGGCAGGTAAACACAGGTAATATGTTTGTAACTATTACAGAAGGAGAGATTGATTGTATGTCAGTCTCACAAGCACAAAATAACAAGTACCCTGTAGTAAGTTTGCCTTCGGGATCACAGTCGGCTAATAAATATATAGCTGCAAATCTGAAATGGTTATCTCAATTTGTACGGATAGTAATTTGTTTTGACAGTGACGAGCCTGGCATGGTTGCTGCCGAAAAAGCAATTAAAATCTTACCTCCTGGTAAGGCAGCAATATGTAGACTCCCTAGAAAAGACGCTAATGAAATGCTCATCGCAGGTGAGGGGGAAGAACTTAGAGATCTCCTATGGAAAGCAACACCTGTTAGACCAGATGGCATCCTTAACGCCTCTAACCTCTGGACAGAACTAACAAAGAAAGGCAGCAACAGTATCTGTTCTTTTCCTTTTCCAGAACTAGATAAGTTTTGCAAAGGGTTTCGTAAACAGCAGATGCTTTGTATTGCAGCAGGTAGTGGTACAGGTAAGTCAACTATATGTCGTGAACTAGCACATCACTTTATGAAGAATAGTCTGACCGTAGGTTATATAGCTCTTGAAGAATCGGTACAAAGAACAATGCAGGGGATACTCGGTGTAGAGATGAATAAACCCCTGCATCTTGAGGATAATGTAGAAGAAACAGAAGGGCTAAAACAATCGTTTGACAGACTGTTTGGTACAGGAAAACTATTTTTATATGATCACTTTGGTTCTATTGATCCTGATAGATTAGTTGAACAGATACAGTATCTTGCAACAGCAGAAGGTGTAGATGTTGTTATCTTGGATCATTTAACAATAGTTGTTTCTGGTATAAGCGACCTTGATGAAAGGAGAGCTTTGGATGTGGTCTGTACTAAGCTTAGACAAGTGGTTGAATCTACAGGTATAGGTTTGATTATTGTTTCTCACTTGCGTAGACCAGAAGGCAAAGGACATGAGGAGGGGAACAAGGTTTCTCTGAACCATTTGAGATCGTCACATAGCATAGCTCAGTTGAGCGATTTGGTTGTTGCCTGTGAAAGAAACCAGCAATCGGAAAGCTATGCAGAAAGAGCAGAACTACAATTAAGAGTATTGAAGAATAGACACACAGGAATGACAGGACCAGTAGATAAATTATTGTATGACGAAAAGACAGGAAGACTTGTAGTACCTATGGAAACTTATTTCGGAAACTAATGACTTTACTTATTGACGCTGATTGGCTTATTTACTCTTCATGCTGTGCCTGTGAGCAAGACATACAGTGGGATACTAACCTACACACATTGCATGCTGATGAAAGAGATGTACATGAAATGATTGATGGTAGAGTTGCACACTATCAAACCATTGCTGAAGGTGATAAAGATGTTGTTATGTGTTTTACAGAGTATCCAACATTTAGGCACACAATATATCCAGAATACAAAGCTAATAGAAAACATAAAAGAAAACCTTTAGGTCTTCGTAAAATTATTGAAGGGGTAAGAGAAAGATATACATCAGAAAGCTACGCAGGTTTAGAAGGAGATGATGTGATGGCTATTCTTGCAACATCAAAAAAATATGACAACCCAATAATAGTTTCAGTTGATAAAGACATGAGATCTGTACCTTGCACACTGCTTGCAGGTGATGACATGGAACTCATAACCAAACGTAAGGCTGATAGACATTGGATGATACAAGCTCTTACAGGTGACAGTACAGATAATTACTTTGGTATAGATAAAGTAGGTCCAGTAACAGCAGAAAAAATATTAGGTGAAGCTAAGACACTAGAACAGATGTGGGAGAAGGTAGTAGCTGCTTACGAAAAAAAGAAATACAACTTTGCTGATGCTGTTCTTAATGCGCAGCTTGCAAGAATACTAAGAGATGGAGACTTTGACTTTGATACAGGTGAAGTTTCTCTCTGGACTCCATAAAAAAACACCAACAACGCAGTAGCATGGGCTGTTGGTATTTCTTTAGTTGCCTGGATAAGCATATCAACCTTATCACACAAATTTTAAGTTGCTATACTTTATTCCATAAATTGACATATACTAAATATAAATCTTGTAAATCAATGGCATCTGAAAAACTACCAGTTATTACAGATGAAATGATTTTTGCCTTAGATCAAATCTTTCCGCATCGTCATCCTGATTTGTCTTTATCTGACAGAGAGGTATGGTATAAAGCAGGGCAGCGTTTTGTTGTTGACTTTTTAATTGAACAGCAAAAACGACAAAAAGAAACTATGCTCACTAACACCGTTTTGGAGAACTAATCATGTGTATCTTTGGAGGCCCGCCAAGGCCAAGACCTTTACCAGCACCAAGACCAACTGCTCCGATGCCAGAAAAAACAGCTAAGACAGTTGCAGCACCTACTAAAAAAAGAAGAACAGGAACTGGACAACAAGCACGAAGGTCTACAGGTGGTACAAGTTCTTT